TTGAATCGGAACGTACCAAAGATCGAGCCCCTGATTCGTATCCATCGGCGGCGGCCGATGCAGCAAGTCCGGCGGCTGCATCCACCACAGCGCGCCCGGCGGATCGAAGGCGTGCCCCGGATAGGGAAGCGTCCATTGGTTCGTGTCAAGCCCAGGCGGATGCCGCAAGAGGTCCGGTGGCTGCACGAACCACAATTGCGCGTCCGGCGTATCGAAGCGATTGAACGCCGCGAAGGGGAGCGTCCAAAAATTCGTATCCATCGGCGCAGGATGGCGGAGTAGATCCGGCGGCTGCGACCACCACCAAACACCCGGCTCATCGAAGGCATGCGCCGGGGAAGGATTGGTGAATTGATTGGTGTCCAGGCGCGCGGGATGGCGGATCAAATCCGGGGGCTGCGACCACCAGCGCGCATCCGGCGGCGATCGAAGCGCGAACGACGCGAACGGCAGCGTCCATTGGTTAGTGTCGAGATGGCGCGGATGGGCTAGCAAATCCGGCGGCTGCGACCACCACTGCGCTGTGGGCGAAAGGAAGCGCGGATCGAAAGGAATCGTCCACTGGTTCGTATCTAGCACGATCGGATGGCGCAAAAGATCGGGCGGCTGCGACCACCAGAACGAGGATGGCGTCTGCGCGCCGATAAAGGCGAGCGGCGCGTACCAAAGATCGAGCCCCTGGTTCGTGTCGAGATGGGCGGGATGTCGCAAAAGGTCAGGAGGTTGCGCCCACCACAACACATTTGGGGTTAGCGCGACAGGAGTCGAGAAAATGTCGAAGCCTTGGTTGGTGTCCATAGGCGGCGCATGCCGCAACAGGTCCGGCGGCTGCGCCCACCAAGCCACATCTCGATCGGGCGTATCGAAAAGCTGATACGCCGCGAACGGCAGCGTCAGGAAGTTCGTGTCCATCGGCGGCGGCCGATGCAGAAGATCGGGCGGCTGCGACCACCACATGATATCCGGCGTATCGAAGCGCTGATAAGCGGCGTAGGGCAGCGTCCAGAAATTCGTATCGAGCGGGCGCTGGCGCGGATGCTTCAAGAGATCGGGCGGCTGCGACCACCACCCATCGACCGTATCGCGCTCATTAAGTCCGGCGAAGGGAAGCGTTAACTGATTGGTATCGATCCGCAGCGGATGGCGAAAAAGATCCGGAGGCTGCGCCCACCACATGATGTCGGGCGTATCGAACTGCTGAAGCGCGGCGAACGGCAGCGTCCATTTGATATCCATCGTCGAAGGATGGCGCAGCAGATCCGGCGGTTGAACCCACCATCCGTCGATCGTATCGCGCTCATTAAGCCCGGCGAAGGGCAATGTGAGCTGATTCGTATCGAGCCGCGGCGGATGCTTCAAGAGATCGGGCGGCTGCGACCACCACATGATGTCCGGCGTATCGAAGCGCTGAAGCCCGGCGAAGGGGAGCGTCCACTGGTTCGTGTCGAGATGTCTTGGGTGCTTTAAGAGATCGGGCGGCTGCGACCACCACCTAGCGCTCGGCGTCATGAACTGCGGATCGAAGGGAATCGTCCACTGGTTCGTGTCCATCGGCGGAAGATGGCGCTGAAGATCGGGCTGCTGTTGCAGCCATTGCACGGATGGCGTGACCGGCCCGGCCGGGGCAAGCCCGGCGGCGAAAACCTGATCATCATTGCTAATGTCGATTGTCGCGGGATGGCGCAAGAGATCGGGCGGCTGGCTCCACCATCGCTCATCCGGCGTATCGAAGCGCTGAAGCGCCGCGAAAGGTAGCGTTTTCTGATTAGTGTCGATAGCGCGCTGGCGCGGAGTTTTGAGCAGGTCTGGCGGCTGATCCCAAAAAGCTAAATTTAGATTCGGAGTCGAAAATCTCTGCAATCCGGCGAAAGGCTGGTCCGGCTGGTTGGTATCGATCGACCGCATCCGCGCGTGGAAATGCAGAGGCGTAGTTTGGGGAATCCAGTCGAGCGTATCAGTGGCGGCAGTATAGGAGATAACCAGGACGCCTTGCTTGCCAGCGCCGCCGGTCGCGCCCGCGCCGCCGCCGCCGCCGTAAAGACCGCCAGCGCCGCCAAGACGCGCAGTACCGCCGCCGGATGAAGCTGCGCCGCCGCCTCCGCCGCCCGCGCCAACCGTCGAACCGTCCAGCGACGTGTCGCTGCCGCCCGCGCCGCCATTGCCAGTTCCGGTAGGGAAGTTTCCAGAACCACCGCCGCCGCCGCCGTTTGTGCCATTTCCGGCTGCTGTCGTTGTTGTGCCCCCAGAACCACCCCCAGAACCACCAACGCCATTGCCGCCAGCACCGCCGGGAGCGCTAGCGCCAGTCGCATTTGCACCCGCGGTTCCATTATTAGATCCGCCTCCGCCTCCACCGGGAGTAAAGCCGCTGGTGCCGCCAACAGCGCCATTGCCGCTTGGGCCGCCTGCGCCGCCGCCACCAGCTTGATTGGTGCCGGTAGAGCCGCCATTACCGCCAGAAAATTTAGTCGCGCCAATGCCGGACGCGGCGGAACCACCAAGTTTAGTGCTATCGCCGCCGGTTGCGCCCTTTGCGATGATTCCAGTCGTTGATGATGCAGGCGGCGAATTGGTGCCAAGGTTGGCCCAAGTATCGCCGCCAGTTCCATTGGCAGCGCCAGCAACCCCTACGCTGTAAAAAAGGGTGTTGCCGGGAGAGCAAGTAATTGTAGAACCTGAATAAGCCCCGCCGCCGCCGCCAAAATTCTGGGCCGTAGATCCGCCCGCGCCGCCGCCGATCCCCATGATGGTGATCGATGTGACGCCTGCCGGGATGGTCCATGATCCCGCGCCGGTTGCCGTGACGATCTGGAAGGCCATTTCATCAGCGAATCCGAAGACCGACTTCGGGAGCCCTCAATTAAGCGATTGCGCCAGTGGCGTGGTTGATCCAGTTCTTGCCGTTCCAGATGACGTTGTAGCCGAGCGTCGTATCGAGATAACGAAAGCCGACTTTTGGCGGCGAGATGCCTTGCGCATGATTGCCGACCGGGCGCTGGGCCGTGGTGCCGGTGCCATCCGCCGCCGATTGCAGCCAATTATTCGCCAGCAGCACAAAAGCGTCGCCCTCTGGCACAGCAATTGGCGTTGCGCCTAAAGCGCAAGTGTAAGTGCGTCCGTTGACCGTCATTGACGTAGGGGCGCTAGCGGAAGGAAAAACCGAAATAGTGGATGCTGGATTCGACATGGTGACCCCTTAATGCCAAAGAGCTGTGACCGCGCCGACATTGGTCGCGGCGTTGATGGCGGCGGCCTGGATCGGCAAATAGACCGGGACGTTGCCAACCGCGGTGGTTCCCAGAGGGATGGTGACTTGCTCGTTGCTGACGGTCGTGATGGTGACCGACGCCACGCCCGCCGCGAAGTTGGAGAGAAGCAGCCCGCGCGCCGCCACATTCAGCAATTGCGGAAATGAAGTGAAGGTCGCGGCGTGCGGAAAAGGATCGGCAAAGCGGCTCGACATTCATTAAACCTCCGGTTCACGTTAAGCCTAGCAGCTCAGTCCGGCCCGGGGAATACCATCTTTGCGAAGATGGGCGCGCTTAGCTCCGGCCAGACTTCGCCCTTGATGACGCGCAGCACGATAAGGGAGGGGAGATTCATTCCGCGGGCGATATTGGGGACGGTCTGGCCGCTTCGGCGCTGGCTGATAATGCCGCGAATTTCTGCAAGGGTAAGATTTCGGGTCGGCGACCAGTCAGTTTGCGGCGCAGGCATCTCGAAAGTTGACCTAAAGGGGCTGGGCATACGCGCGGTGTCCGATTGGCTACTGATTCGCGATAGCCCACGGATTCAGATATACATCGTCGCTGGCGCGGAATCCAGCTTGCGTCAGGCTAGATCCATCCGCCCGGGGTCCACTCCCGAAGCGCCCGCCCCGGCGCATTAGCCTTTTTGTGCTTGTTCGCCGCGGCCCAGGCGACCGCGAAGGCTTTTTGTTCATCGCCGTCATACTGCCGGAAAGCCGCGTTGAAAGCCGACATCCAGATCGTCTGCGCATGCTCGGGAAGCTCGCGCACATTCGCCGGAAGCTCAGTTTTCGAGCTATACGGCATGTGGAGGATCCGCCGTCATTTTAACGCCGAGTCCGGCGAGGATAATCGCCATGTTAGCGCATTGATGCTCGGGGATGAAAATCATCTGGCTGCCGGGCGGGCAATGCTCGCGCAGCGCTTTTTTGACGTTATCTTCCGAATCGGTAGGGCTCTGGTCGATATGAATTATTCGCGTCACAAGGCTTCTGACCGGATCGAAGGCTACGCCAAATTGCGGGATCATGCTGGCGTCCTAAAGAAAGCGTTGTATTGCAATGCGACCGCCGCATCGATATGAGCATCGGTTATTAAGGCGGCTTGCTGCGCGGCGTTGCCCGGGGTTATCGACACCGTTCCGTTCGCTGTCGCGTCATTCAGCACATTCGTATCGGTCGAGATCGAGTTCGTAAAAAGATCCCCATAAGTATCCGGGGCATTCAAGACCTGGGAGCCGAAAGTCTCGCGCTCGCGATGAAAAGGGGTTAGCTGATCTTCGGTCTGAATTGAAATGCAAAAAGTAATCAGCGATGACCGCACCCGGTTTTGAAAAATGGAATCCTGTGAAAGATAATAGGCGTCGCTATGGGCGCTAGCGCTAAGGGGAGGGGAAGAGGCGCGGGGACTATCCATCGCAATTCACCTAAGCCGGAAGATGCAGGTGCGGCGCTAGCGCCCGATAGATAAGCAGGATCGCGACAAGCGCCACGATGACCCACAAGATCTGCACGACCCTTGGCGGAAGCGCGATTCCGATGATGCTCTCAAGCACCCAAAGAACGAGCCATACGCAAAGCGCGAGAAGGCAAAGATAGACCAGGAGAAGGATGATGCTCTCGACCATCTAATGATTGCACCCCTCGATCATCTTAATCACTTCGGTCGCTTTTTCCAGGATCGCAAAGTTCTTGTCGGTCGTATAGAGCACAGAATTGACGTGCCTTTGAAGATGCAAGAACCCGTCCGGGCGAACAGCGACGATATGGGCGGACTCCACGAAAAGCGGGCTATGATCCGGCGCGTGGAACATTAGCAAGCACCAAAGCGCGCCGCCTACCACGCCGTAGCGGTGCATGCCGAGCCCAACGATCCATAAGCGACCTGCCAATGCTTCGTCTTCCATCCAAGCGGGATCGCGACCGGCGATGACAGGATCGACGCCGCGATCGTCGCCGGGGCGGTGCCCGCGGGAACGCCGGTCACGACCAAAATCATATCGGCGGGATAGTTCGACTCCGCGTTGCCTTGCGCCACCGCCCCGGTGTCGTTGAAAAAGGTCGTTTGCGGATTGCCGTTGGCGTCGATGTTAAAGACCATCCCTACAGGCGCGGCCATAGCTTTTTCCTTGGCGGAGCAGATTCGGTGCGATATCTGCGACTTTCACCGCTAAGAATACGCCCAACCTGACTCTGACCTATACCGAAGTGATTAGCAAGACGCTGTTGTGACCAGCCGCCATTAAGCCAGCCCCCGGCATGAAGCGCGCGAAGCTCAGCGACTTGATCGTCTGTGATCTTACAACGCCCATGTTTCTCCCCAAAGTTGCGGCAGTCGCCTGCGCGCCCCTTGGCGATCATGTCGTGAATATTTTCGAGCTGAGTGCCTTCGTAAAGGTGCTTAGGATTGGCGCAGCATCGATTGTCGCAAGAATGAAGGACGCTAAGTTCTGGGATATACCCATTTGCCAAGGCGAAAGCGATACGCTGCATAGTGGTTTGCCACCCACATAGCCGCATAACTCTATAGCCATTTTCTTGATTAGGACCATCTCGATGCGGCCAGCATTCATCCGCGCCGCCGATGACGATCTTGCGCCAAAAAAGCTCGATTTGGCGCGGAGTCGGATTCCATGGTAAGGATGGTTGTGCCATGTTCGCTCCCTGAAAGCGGATATGGAAAGAGGCCCGGCTGCAACCGGGCCTTATCTTTTTAGGCGATAGATGATAAGGAAGCAAGTCCTGCATCTATCTAACTATCCATTCGCGATGTTCGTGATGATGGCCATCGCAAAAGGTGCATATACTGCAAGGGTTTCCTCGACGTAGACTCCACTTTGGCGTTGACGAGTTACTAATGGCCAGTCAATCTGGTAAAAACTGGTCCTCTCTTTCATCTCAGCCACGTTCGGAACCTCATTGCTCTGGTATTGCATGGGCAGATTTTCCGCCCAGCCCAGGATGGTGCCCGGGGGCACCTTCGGGTGGATGCGGAGCGGGACTTTGTCGCCGCCATCCTGCGCAAACGGGTTGTAGTAGTAGCGGATGGTGCCGCCCGCGGTCAGCTCATATTCCCGGCCGTCGGTCGAGTGATGGTAGCTAAGCAGCGGGGCGCTTGAAGACGACAGCACCTTGGTCGTGATGTTGCGCAGCTCTTGCGCGTTCAGCCAAATGACCGAAGGCGTGACTTGGAAGTTGTTCCACATGGTCAGCAGCATGTCGTCGATCTCGTTGATCGACCCGCGGCCCGATGCGGTCAAGGCGGTTCCGACCCCGGCGGTGCCGGTGGCGAGCGTCTTCACATAGGCGTTGTTGCCCGCCTTCAAAGCCGTGGTCATCAGCCCATCGAAGGCGGTTGAGTTGGTCGAGCAATCCGCAGTGACGGCGGACGCATTTTGCCGTCCGGCGGCGAGCGCCGTGGTCTGCGCATAGGAATTGATGGTGGTGATCGCTTGCAGCGTTTCGTTGCCAGCGCCGACGCCGATGTACCAAGCGTAAGCCACCGCGCCAGTGACGGGCGCGACAGACAGGTTGAGCTGCTGAGTGCCAGTAAGAGCGCCGGAGCTTGCCGCCCCAGACTTCATCGAAGAGCCGCCGTTCAGCGTATAGGTCTTGCCGTCTGCGCCGGTGACCGTCTGCGACGTGGCGACGCCGCCCGCTAGCGAGGAGTTCTGGAAGCCTTCATTGGTGAGCGCTACGCAAATGCAGGAATAGGTCGCATTGGGAAGGGTGCTGCCCGATCCAGACCCGGAAGCGGTGACCGTGCCGACCGTGCCGAGCTGCAACGAGTTGTTGCCCGCCAGAATGCCCATCTCCTCCTTGAGAAAGACCTTTTGCAGCAAGCGCATGGTCATCCGGGCGCGCACGTCTTCGAAATCGCGTCCCGCGCTAATCGCCTCGAAGGTGACCGCGTCTTCCTCGCCGAGCGTGACATAGGACGCCGAGCGGTTCGACGTGTTATAGGACATCTGCCCGGCGCGCTGCCCTTCGGGCATCCAGCCGGTGTTGTCAAACCCGCTCCCGATGATGGCGTTGACTTGTCGCCAGTTGGTCGCCGTGCCGACGCCGCCGCCGACGCGGGGAATGCGGTTTCGAATGGGGGTGTTGACCGGATAAAGATTTTTCGCGGGCGCTTGCAGATCGAAGGCGACTAGCCCGGTGCCGGTCGTAATCGTCTTTTTCAGCTCGCCCGGATCGAGCCCGGCGTTGCGGAGGATGTAAGCCGCGATATCCTCGCTAGGCTGCGAATAAGCCTCGTCCACCAGCGAACGGAGGATGTCGTCTTGCGTACCCATTTACTCTGCCCTCCCCGGGCCTTCCCAAATCCGAGATCCTTTCCTTTTCCTTTGTTTGCCTTAGTGGGAGGGCGGCCTTCTTTTTTTGGGCCGCTAGTAGGTTAACGAAGCTCTTCCCGCCCCCCGGCGGTTCCGCCAACACTTCGCGGCGGGGCGGGGAGGGGCGCGAGATTCATTTGGCGGGGATGCGAAAGCGCAACCTTCGTCAACAATAGCGCACGCTCCTCGTCCGTCATATCCTCAAAAGTCGCCTTGGTTTTGGCGATAACCTCGGGGGTGATTTGCGGCTGCCCGCCATGGTCGCCGACATAAACGCTGCCCGCTGTCTTGGTGGGCAGCGGCTGCGCTTCAAGCTTCTGCAAGCGCTCAGCGAGCTTTTCAAGCCCTTTATAGGTATCATCGAGCTGCTTCAAGATCGCGTCGTTATCTTCCTTGAGGCGCTTAGCGGCGGCTTCGGACGCCGCAACTTTGCTGTCATTGTCTGCGATCTTTGAAAGCGCGTCGGCCGCTAATACTTCGGCGAGCGCGTCAACATCCATTTCCTTATAAGCCTTGGCGAGACGATACGCCTCCGGGGTCGCCTTGCCGCGCTTGGTGCGGACTTCCAGGCGCTCCAAAGCGCCAAGAGTATCCTGCAAAAGCTGATCAGTCTTGCTAAGCCGCGTCGCGAGCGAATCGCTAGCGGCATCAACCTTTTTAGCGGCGACATCCGCTACCTTGCCCTTGCCGCCCCAATCATCGGGCAGCATCGCGGTCGCGCCAAGCGCCCGGGCGCGGCTGACGATATGCGCCTTCGCCGCCGCCGGGTTCTTCGCGCGCCCGATGGCGCGAATGGCGTTAGCGAGATCGGATTTATTCTCGATCGGATAAGAGCCATCTTTCATGGCGGCGCCGGACTTGGCGGCGGCGCGCCGCTGATCGACGGTGAAAGCCCGGCGCTCGATGACAGGATCAGCGCCTTCGATCGGCGGCTTGTGCGACGCCGCATACATCTCCGAAATCATGTCGAACAGGCGCTGAAGCGGCGAGCCTTCGCCGCCCTTGTTGGCCGCGCCGGGAATCGCGCTGAAATAGCCATGCGACTCGGCGCTTTGGGATCCGCCGCCGCCGCTGGTGTCTTGTGTCGCATTCGCGTGCCCCGCGCCTACGGGGACTTTCCCGCTGTTGGGATCTGTCGGCATTGATGTGTTCCCCGCATCCGAGCCCTTATCCGGCGCGCTGCTGCGATAGGGGCCGCCGCTGGCGACGGTCGATGGTCCTTCCGGCTTGATGTCGAAGCCGTCATCCCACTCGCCCTTATCCTCGAAATCGCTGGCGGCCTCCGTAGACGGCATTTCCGCCCGCGCTAAAGCGTCGGGATCGCGCCGGGCGCCGTTCAGCAAATCGCGATGGGCTTCGCCGAGCGGGCCGCCTTCGTCGCGCTTCCATAGGTCGAGAGTCGCTTCGGGGCAAGAGGGACGATCAACCAAGCTGACCTCCGTTAGAACAATTTCCTGAATGATGGACGGGTCTTGCGGATTGCGCTTTTTGATCCGGCCGCCGATCGAGAAGCCGTTATAGACGCCCGCCTTGACTTTCTGAACCGCGATCGGATCGACGACATGCGCGATAAACGCGGTGCGCTCACTATCGTCAAGATTGATTTCCAGGCAGCGACCGGCCGCTTTGGTGGCGTCATGCATCTCGCGAACGGCCGGGAAGCGCATATAGTCTTCAATCGCCGAAGCCATCGCCGCGGCGGTGACAATCTCGCCATGGGAGTCCCTAACCGGCGCGCTTGCGTATCCATAAGCCTTGATCGTTCCGTCTTGAAGCGGCTCAATCTTCTGGATCTCGCGAAAGATCTTCATCCTTAAACTCCCGCCGGTGCCGGTATCGGTTGCATACTTTCCACCTTACACGAAAATTTCGCGCCCGCTAGAAGGTAAACCCAAGCCGTCGCCGCGCTAAGCAAGCGTAGTGTGACATCTTTGCATTGCCCGCAATAGGGGGATTCTTAGGGCTTCGATGCCGCCCGCGATTTCGGCGATCTCGCGAACGCGGTCATCTTCGATCTTGGAAGTCGAGGATTTTGCATCGCTTTTTGCGGGCGGCGCCTTGCCCGCCACCGCTAGCTCAATCGGATCGGGCTGATTGAGAACCATCTCAATGGTCATCGCGCCCTGGTTTGTATAGATCAGCGGGGTATCGCCATCGGCGGTAGGCTCAAGCCCCATCGTGTCGCGAACCTCGTTAATCGTCAGCACCCCGGCGCGCAAATAGGTGTTGTTGATCTCGGCGCGATCCTTGACGTCAACCTCTTTCGACTCGCCCCAGGCGAATTCTAGGTCGCGGAATCCGAGATCCTCCCACAAGATCTTATCGGCGACGCGCTTCGACCAAACCAGCAGCGGCGCAAGCCCTTCCTCCAACGCCCTTTCAGTATCCGATTGCGCCGTTGAGCGGTTCATTTGCCGGATGAACGGCGTTGGCGGCAGCGAGAAGCAATAGCAGATGATGCGCGCCAGCCATTCATCAAAATCGTCCTTGATCGGCGCTTCTTTGAAAGCTTGATATTTTGCGCCCGCGGGAGCCCACAGCAGCTTGCGCCGTTCCGCCAGATTGCCGGAAAAGACGGAATCCATCCATTCCTGCCACTCCTTAGTTTGATCCACGGTCCATCCATCCGGGACCGTAGCCATACCCGCCGGGACTGTCCCATCAGAAAAGTAGGCGAGCTGCGACGCTTGGCGGCGCATGACGGTGTTGATGGTTACGATGCATTGCTCGACGGGACCAAATCCATAGAGTTTCCCGGGGCGGGGGTTCCTTGGCGCGTAGACGATATCGTCGGCTGTGAGGTTCGCCCACACGCGCCCTTTGATGATTTGCTGATAGGCTGGCGCGGGCGGCGGCGGAAGCCGCCCGTTATGATCGACAAGCACTTTGATGGTGTCGCCGGGGATATGCTGAAGGGCGACAAGATTGCCGCCGCGCGTCCGCTGCTTCTCGAAAGCGGGCGCATCTAGGACCAACAAATCCTCGATAATGACGCGCATCCAGGTGTGAAAGTCTTCCCACTGGTTCGGCTTGCGAAAAAACCGCTCCGCCGCCTTGATGCGCTCGATGTAATCCTTGCGCGGCGGCTTCTTGCGCCCGGCGCTGTCGAGCTTTTCGCGGGGGCGAATCTGCCAATCGAGCCGCTCGATCTGATCTTTTCGGGTTTCGATCGCCAAGCGGCAAAGCTCGACGTTTGCAAAAGCCTTTAATTCGGCAAACGAAAAAATCTCCGGAAAGCGCGGGCGAATGACTTGGTTGACGCCGACCGGAAAGTCGAAGCTGCGAACCGGCTCTTGCTCAACCGGCATGAGCGGGTTGCCCGGCGCGAACATCGACTCCGCCGGGTTAAAAATCGCGTCCCATTGCTCCCAATTCGGCCCGGAGACGCCGCGGCGCGAAGCGGGCTGCGGAAGCTGATACGAACTGATCGGATAAGGGGGCACTAGCTTTAAGCCGTCACGCTGTGGTTGGCACCAATGGCGTCGTGGTGCTGCCCTGGAACGCCGCTTTCAAAGTCGCCCAGACGACAGTCCATCGCCCGCCGCCGAGCGGCATGGGCACCACGGCGGCGGCATTCAGCGCCTGATAGACCAAGTTCTCGGGATCGCCGCCGACAGCGGTCACGCAAACGCAAGTTTGCCCAGGCGCCGAAGCGGCGGCGACCGAATCGCCGAGCCAAAGAAACCGGCCGCTAACTGGATCGATTCTGTACCATAATCCACTGAGACTAGACACTAATTCTCTCCCTCCCTATGGAATGGTGAAGACGGCAGGATTAGCAAGCGTCCCGCCGCCTGTCATGCCGCCGGGAGACACAGATCCGCCAGAAACATTCGTAGCCAGCGTATATCCGTTGTTCGTAGTCCCGGCGGTCTTGCCGGTGATTTGCAAAGTTGTCCCAGACAAAGCGGCATAAGTATTTTTTGCCACTTGGGCATCAGCCGACGCATTGAGGTTGGTCACCAGCGTCGTCATCGTAGCCGCGGCGTTGCCGCCGATATTGGTTTGGTTGCCCGCCGCGCCGGAAGCGACAAAGGTCCAAGCGGTTCCGTTCAAGGTGATTGTGTTTGTAGCTGTAGGATTCGTCGGCAACGAAATCCATCCGACCGGCACCGCATTAGGAGCGATCAAGTTAAAATACGGCACCGAATATTTGAAACCGCCGCCGCCCCAGCCAAACAAAGGCCCGCAACCCGCATAAAGCAGATTCCTGACAGCCTCGAAGGAAACGCCAGCCGGAACCCCGGTGACCGCGATCATCCCGTCCCCGGGCGAACTCGCCGCCGATGGAGAATCCATGATTGGCCAAAGCGACCCATCAACAACATTGACGTGAAACCACATGGCGCCAATCGGGGCGGGCATAGCTTTTACCTTTCGCGAAACATTCTGCCCATTTGCTCAGTCACCGGCTTGAGCAGATATGACAGCATAGTGCGTTTATCAGTTTCAATGAAGACCTCTGCTGGCATGCCGGGGGTGAGATTCATGCCATGGGGGTGCTGATCGACATCGAGGCGCACGTCATAATAGGCGCCGGACTTGGATTCCACCAAATCGGGGGAGATGAATTTGACCGCGCCTTCGATGTCCGGCGTCGTGCGCTCGAAAGCGGTAAGCTTGATCCGCGCGCGCTGCCCTATCCGCACTTGATCGATCCTGTCGGACGATAGCCGCACCGCCACTTCAAGACGGTCATCATCCGGGATAATGGTCATAATGGTTTCGCCGGGATTGATGACGCCGCCTACCGTATGCACGCTGACTTCATGCGCCGCGCCGGAAACGGGGGCGATGATATCGGTATGCTGAAGGGTGTGGCTGGTGACCAAGTAAGTCTCAAGCAATTGCCCGAGCCGCGCCGAAGCCTCGCTTAAATCGCGCATGACGTCCGCGCGGAAGCCTTGCGCCGATTGCTGGGCT